TTCTACAGGTGCTGGTACATCATCTGTCATTTTTGTCTTGAACTAACGTTAATAAAAGTGTTTTGATTTCACTCATCTCTGATTTTAACTCAGAAACTTCATTTTGTAAAGCTCGCTTTTCTGCTGCTTCCTTTTGCCTCTTATTGTAAGATGCCATATATTTATCATATTCATCTTGGTTATCTTTTACAATAGCAGTAGAGGATACATCCCTGTAAAGACCATCCTTTCCCTCCACGGGAATCAACTCTGGCAAATCATCTTTAATCGAAGTCATGGATATTCTCCGATCCTCCTACAGAAAATGGATTGTACTTTGATCTTGCCATTCTATACATCTTCTCATGTATAGTCACAATCTCTTCAGCATCCTTCTCAAACTCAGGAGTTGATTCATGTCGTGAAGCATAAGTATCAGTTTCAAACCAATCATCTGCTATCTCTTCTTCTGGTCTTGGATTTTCTTCTAATTCAATCATTTTTTCAGGGGGTGCGTATCTATTAGTGCCATTAGCAATTGGCATAGAATCATGTGGATGTGGTTTATTATCCTCTATCATTATGTTGCAAGTGCAATAGCACGTAAATCAGCAATTAAAGGAACTCTTGCTTGGTTAGAAGATCTTAGAACTATCTTAAGTTGGAATGCATTAAAGTTTAAACCACTTACTTCGTAATAATAATCCTTCCAAAGAATTTCTTCACTAGGAGAATCATCATACTGAAGAGGTTTATCCATTTGTGTCCAACCGATAGAATCGATATCATCACCAGTTCCAGTGCTAAATGCTCTGTAGTAAATTCTAACATCTGCCTCTGGTGGACGAGACATTTGGAAATCAACTCTAATTGATCTAGACTCTCTAATTAAACGAGCAAGTCTTGTAATATATACACAATCATTTTGATCGCCTAATGGTAGAACAGAAACATCTTGTGATGTATCAATTGCACTTTGCTGACCGTATGGAGAAGTACCACCTGGCCAAGCATTGATTCTATTAGATGTTGTAATCAACGAACATCTATCTAAGTCAACAACAGGAGAAAGTGTTGATTTTGTAGTAGACAAATCAATGAGCATAGTCAATGATTTTTGACCATCTAATTTAGCATTCTCATTAACTTCCGAACAAACCATCTTAGGATCTGGGAAGAAGTTTAAATCGTTCAATGTTATTGCTTCATAAGTACCATCATTAACAAAGGATGATTGATCAACAACAGCACTTCCATTACCAATAGATGTTGCTGTAGTTGTATTGATTCTAGCAGTGATATCTGTTTCTGGCAAATTCATTACAGAAACAGTAGGAGTTAGAGTCTCAAACTGTGTATTCTGAGAAGCATAAATCATATTTCCACCAGCACGAATACCATTGTTTGCTACACCATTAATATGAAGCATATAAGTATCCAACCAAGGACAAGATATACTTGTATGAGTCTTATTAATATCGATTAAAGGAATACCATCAAGACTATAACATTCAACTATTGCTCCAGATGCATGTGTTGTATCAGTAGTTCCATTAGTACCCCTACCAGAAGTAGCAACAGTAATAGTTTTACCATCACTAGAAATAGCATTGTAGGTAATAATTTCATCACCAATCTTAACGTATCCTGGATTTGCATTACTAATCGCAGCACCATTTACAACTTGATGGAATAAACTTGCGTTCTCCACAGTGATTGATGTTGCCGCTGCTGCTAATGCACTTGTTAAGGATGTATTAGCAATTTCAGAAATCGCACCTTCAACTTTAACATTATTTGTACGTTGATGCATACCATGATTTCTATGATATATAAGAATTTCTTTCTCATCACTTGCATAGGTAGGTGCAGTAGAAAGATATGCACCATAAGAATCACCACTTTCAGTAGAAGAAGTTACAGTTGCAGACCAACCACCAGCCTCATTTATAGTTTCGCTATTAGTAAATGCACCAGTAATATAATGAAGTACCAATGCATTAGATCCATTCCAAGTCTTAACAATACCAACAGATCCAGATGTCGCACCAGTAACAACATCACCAACCTCCAAAGTTCCAGATGCACTACCAACAACCTGAGTTGCAATTGCTTCAGAAGATCTTAGAAGGAAAGTAGTAGACGTTCCTTGTAACCAATTACCAGATGCATCAGTTACTGTAATAGTATCTGCAGCAGAGTTGGATGTTGTAGAAGAAACTACAGTTGCTGCAGCATTTGAAGTAAGTTGTGATATACGAGCACCAATACTAAATGTGTATTGAGTGTTGGTAGGACCAGCAGTAAGGACAAGTTTTGGTTTGATAGTCTGAATTGGATTATCGATTAACCTGTGTATACCACCATTACCTTTACCTTGTGGTGTGTTATTAAGAGCAACAGTTCCAGATGTCTGAGTAAAGTTTGCACGATATACAGTGAACTTCAAATCTTCATATTGGTCAGCAGTCCACGTAGATGCGTTCTGTGATTTGAATAAAACACCAGCATAAGGTTGTTCAGAAATTGTTCTATTACCACTTACATCAACATCACCCATTCTAGAAATCCAGACCTTATATTCATTAGAGTCTGACAGAAGAACAAAACAATATTCAACAGAAGACTTAATGTATACAGGTGCTTGGAATGCAAACTTAGTGGCAACAGCAGCACTTTCTGAAATTTCTACCTGATCAGGTGTTATAGTAACATCAGAGAAAGGAAGGATTGTCTTTGTTGGATAACCATTTTCCATCGTTCTGATCTGCATCGAGATAGGAATATTATCATCCTTTGTGTTAAAGAAGATTTCAACACCTGAAAGGAATGTACCACCTTCTTCTTCAACAATAAATGATTGAGCAAGAGGGTCATACCAACCAATCTGACGTGTTTCGGTTCTAGTTGTTTCTACAACTCTATCTTCAGAAACAGTATCTCTAACAATTTCAGCATTACGAATTGCCAAAACATTTTCCTGAACAGTTTGTAAAGTTCCTGTTGCTGAGTAAGTTGTATCAGCAGAAGAATCTACTGCACCAATTGCCTTACTATTTGAATCGGATGTTGTAAATCTAAATGCACGAGTACCTGTTGCCCAACGTGGGTTAGCATCGTTTTTAGGAGAAGGAACAAAGAATGTACCTTGTAGGTTACCAACATTATCAGTTAGAAGACGACGATCTTGAACAACTGCTCTAGCACCAGAAGTCTGACCAACTAAAATTTCTCCAACTTGCATATTACCAAAATAATCTGGTGATACAGTTTCAGATATAGCAGTTATATCATGATTTAAAAGTGCTGTTTGAGAAGCATATGATGTAGGAAGAACTTCTGTACCTTTACCATAAGGATTAGTCTTATATCCATCATCAGGAGCAATAACTTTCAATTGACAACCTGAAGTTTCTCCAAGTACAGTTTCACCAACAACAAATGGAGTCTCATTAGTACGAGAATCAGTTGCAGAGTTCTTAATAAGTTCAATTACTTTAGGAGTAAGGTAATTAGTTACATCAACACCATCAAAGAATGCATACATTCTTGTACGTGGTTTCAATCTATCAACATTAAAACCAATATTACGAGATCTAATCCAAGGAATAGCACTTCTAGAAAGAACACTATCTCCTAAAGATCTACGCTCAATCTTAGGAACAACCCTAGAACGAATACCTTGACGTGCTTGATTGTTTACAACACGGAATGTACGACGTTCATGTAGATAGAATAAACCTTGACGACGCTGACCATGACCAAGAGAACCTAACTGACGACCAACACCAAATGTACCTGAAGCAGATCTATTTTGAGAAGTTGATTGTAATGTTTCACCAGTCCAGTTAGTCTGCCAAGAACCCCATTGAACAGGTGCAAAACCATTTTGATCAACACCCATATCTTGAGAAACACTTGAGAAGTCTCCTTCAATATTTTCAACACGAGCAGGAACACGTTCGATATCAATCCAATCGTCAGATGCAGGTGTTAAGTCAATACGACCAATGAAAGTAAACACGTTAAATGGGTTTACATTTTCTGTCCTAGATGCATATGGTTGAGTAATAAGTGCAACATCTTCATAAGGTAACATCAATACATTACCTTCAGTCTTCACAATATTTGTGGAATCTGCTGCATTATACTGAAGTCCTATGTTTGTTGTGTAATGCTGTGGACGTAGTTGACCCTCTCTAAAGTCAAGAGAACATTTATAATCTGGATGTAGAACATCACCAGTTGTATGATCTGTAAAATCATCTACAACATAACCATTCTTCAAACGATCAAATCCATTCTCGTCATAAGTCTTGGTGTTTTCTGCTTGAGATTCAAGCATTGAAAGTGAAGTATAGTATTCAACATGAGTAAGTCTTTGCTCAAGATCACCAATATCTTTCATCGTATATCTTCTAATTACTTCTGTAGTAATCAGAATGTCTCTTTCTGGATCAAATACATATGGTTTATACTCAATAGTTGCCAAAAGCATGGCATTTTCAACCCTTGGTGGTGGGATGAGATAATAACCAGATACACCTTTGCTTATAATTAATCGACCATCATGTGAGAGATATAATTTATCAATTCTTGGAAGATACCATGCATAGTCTGCTCTAAACGAAGAGTTAACCTGCATAATATCAAAGATGGTTGAACCATTAGTACCACCACTAGTATCAAATACCCTAGAAACAAAATCGAAAGTACTACAATTGACATAGTAAGGATCACTTACAGTTCCAGAACCATTTCTCAATTCTTTAACAGCAGGACGGAAGTCGATCTGATCTCTAATATACTTAATAGAACCATCCATCTTGAAGTTAGGAATCTCCTTATAAAGAATACCACTATAAGATTGTGCTGAGAAATAATCACCAGATGCTTCATGGGCGAAGAAGTCAAAAACTACAAGTAACCTTCTTGTAGGTGCTACAGTAGAAGGAAGACGAATTAGTTTTGATACATCATAGAAGTTTGTTTTCTGTCCTGATTCAAGAGAAAACTGATCAGTAATAACTTTACTTCCTGCAAAAATAGAACCCTCAGTATCATCAATAATACCTGTGATAGTATCTCCAGCAGTATTTTCACCAGTAATAGATTCTCCTGTAATGAATGGAATATCATTTAGACCAACATAATATAGTTTTAAATCTGCGTTAGAGAATGAAATAACTCGACCTCTGGCACCAGAAGTTTTACCAATTATTAATGTGCTTGCAGCAAAGAATACTGATTCAGTAAGAACAACATATGGTGCAGATGCATCATTATCATCATATGATTCATATATTGCATGAATATTATAAACATCATTAACACCAAACGAAATATCTAAATCTTCAACTCTAGTTCCATAAAGAGTACTGTAAGTAAGACCTGTTGGTTGTGTATCTACATCTTGGTCAGTTTTAATGACTTTCAATGTCCTCATCTTAGCAGCAGTCTTGATCTTTTTAGCAACAGTATTCTTAGAAACTAACGCTGTAAGAGTTACTGTAGCAATACCAGTAAGACCACTAATTGAGAAAGACTGATTATCAGAACCAAAAGATGTTGATAGTACACCAGCATCTACTTGTGCATCAATATCTACGTTCTCTCCATCAGTAAATACTCCAGAAGTTCCCTTATCAATAATTGTAAGAATATAATTATCACCAGATAATGCACCAAATGCTTCAGTCTCAGGAAGAGTAAATGTAATAGAACCTGAGGTTACAGTCTTGGATGCAAAGTTTCTAAAGACAAAGAATGATTCATCAGACAAAGACTTCATCGTATCTTCTGGAAGGTCAAAAGAAAGTTCTCCGTTCTGATAATCTTTCTGGAAGATGAACGGACGTAATCTAACTAATTCGCTATATTGACCAGCAGCAACTGTACCAACCTTTAGGGTATTATCAATTCTAGTAGTTTGATCACTATAATCGAAGATTGCATCTCCTGACAATACTGTAGATTTTCTATTTCCAGAAGTTGTTGCAATAGCAGTAGGATCAACTCTCTTAATACGAAGAGTATTTGTACCTTCCAAATCAGAAAGTGTTGGGGTCACTACATCACCTGGTCTCAAATCCTTTTCAAATCTTGTACGGAAACCAGTAATATCTTCACGACCAACACTAGCAACATCAAAAGTTGCATTACCACCACCACCACTAATCGTAATGGTTTCGTTAATATCGTAACCAGATCCAGGATTGTTAACCGTCACCCCTGTAACTGCACCTGCTGAGACAGTAATATCAACTGTTAGGCTGCTACCATTACCACCAGTAGTGGCAACACCTGTAGCATTTGAATATCCACTACCACCAACGATAGTATCTACAAGGAGAACATCACCAGTTGTTTCATCAATATTTACTGTGGAAGATTCAATAGGACGAGAATCGTTAAGAATCCAGTTTGCACCAAACCTAACAGCACTAGAACCATCAAGACCGAAAGAAGATCTAACATCACTTAATTGATAAGTATGTGCTGCCTCTAAGGTTCCAGAATCTCTATTATTAACAGACAAAATTTCACCATTGGTGAATTCACCACTTACATGCTCAATATAAATGTAATGTGTATTATTTCCAGTATCTGCAACATAACCTGTTGCACCAGAAGTTTTACCAATAATCTTAGTACCTGCAGTATAAGTTACTGCATTTGTGATATTCAGAACAGTAAACATCTGAACATCAAAGAACCAAAGATCGTAAACACCACCATTAATAGATGGTTCGATTCCAAATGGTGATGTTGCAGCTAAAGCACTGCTAGATTTTTGTAACTGAACTACTCTACATCTACCAATTCTAACAGCACCTGACTTTACAGAAGACGTTGCATTTGGTGCCCAATCATCATAAAGATTTAAAGTTTGATATGCATCACTAACACCATCTCCAGATATTTCTGGCCAACCATGGACATCATAGACTTTTACAAAATTACCAAGATTAAAATTGATAATACCATTTTCACGAGTTTCAAAATCTCTTGGTTTATCCACATCAACATATCGTGGACTGATAAAGTTAGTTCTATATCCTCTAATATATGCTTTACCAGGAGAAACCTCAATTGCTAATTTAGCGTCATCTGCGGGATTACCTTGATCAGAGTCTTGTCCTTTAAGATAAACACCATTATTAAATCCATCATTAAGATGCTCTCGCATCGTAACGTTAAATGTATCAATTACATAATCACCAGACTCTTCATAAGTTCTACGAGCCAGTGATTTTTCTAACTCACTATATTCAGTTCTCTCTACAAAATTTTCTACTCTACTATTGTTAATTCTTAAAAGTTCAATGAAGTCTTTATCCGCTTCATCAGTAATTAATCGTTTTACAAACTGTGTTTGAATCTTAAATCTATGAGCACCAGGTGCAGAATAATTTGAAGTTCCTGCGGCATTATCATTTAGAGATTCATCATCTTCAGGAGTAACAATAGATTCTAAAATCTCAAGACCTACTCTGTAAGAAGGATTACTACCATATTGATCAAGAATCAAATACTTGTCTGCGACATTTACAAAATGACCTCTAATATAATAAACACCTTCACTGATATATGCAGTAGAACCTACAGCAGTAGCGTTAACAGGAAGAAGTTGTGCAAAAGGAGTTCCAATTTCAATCAGAGTAGATCCAAATGTAATTTCTTTATCTGTAATTAATTGCTCATTAATTTGGAATGTTTTTAAACCAGTATCAGATGTAGTATCACCAGAATCGATGTACTTAACATATAATGTAATGTACCCTCTTTCTGATTCTGAGGCAGAAATACTATATAAGACCTTTGCTTTAACACCTGTAGTTAGACCCTCAATAATGGTTCCATTTATTTGAGTTCTATAAGTTTCAACATCACTACCCAAGAAAGATTCTTGAACAAGAACTGCCTGTACATCCAAGTCATAACCTACTTGACCTGGAATAACCATTGCACCATCTTTAAATAGATGAGTACCAACAGACTCTACCTGATTCTGCAGAACACTCTGCATTGTACTGAGTTCTCTTGCCTGAATAGGAAATCCAGGGCGGAACAGCACCCGATAAAAATTCTTTTCTTTATCGAAGTCGTCGTAATACGGTGTTACGTTTAGATTAGTATTTTGTGCCATTAGAGTTAGAACTCGATTACGATTTTAATGTCTTCTACTTGGTCGTTTGCACGACTGATTGCTCTCCTATTATCTATATAAACAACCTGACCGCTATTTGGTTCAATTTCTGCTTTTGCATATCCACTAGTAAATCTCATACCCAAATCATACTCTGTGTTGTTAATAGTTCTTGAAGAAGAATTAGGAACAGCAGGAAAGTTTACGTCTGGTTGACCAGATGCACCTGAAGTTGCTCCACTTATAACGTTAGATCCATCAAACTCATTCTGTGTACCAGTAACTTCAGGGAAGATACCATCAACTGAGTTCTGATAGTATTTCAAAACTTTAGTTGTTGCATTCCAAGAAATAACTCTTGCTCTTGCAGTAATATTAGTACCTCCTACAACTCTAGTTTGAGTTATAATTTCATCAGGAACATAGTTTCCTTGGAAAGTTGGAGAGAAAATAACTGCTTTTG